CTTTTCATAGCTTCTAATATATTAGTACGGCTAATCAAAGCTTTATCGGACTGGCTAATAGGTTCACCCAGCCATTTATGAGCAAATAATTCAGGGTTATCTCGGTCTTTTTCAATTTCTTCTTTAATAACATCAGGCAATAGTCCAGCACTCTCTAAAACATCATAATTAACCTTATTAACAAAAGTATTAGCAGGCTTATTCATTACAAACTCAACAAATACAGGGTCTAGCTCATCAAAACGGTTAAAGGTAAATATAATCTGACTACCAGCTTTACGAATAGTAGGCGTTAATATATCAATACTAGCTTTAGTAATAGATTGAGCTTCTTCAACCCAGCATATATCAATACCTTCAGTAGACTTAATTTCATTAGTGTTATGCCTTAACCCCTTAAATATAAACTCCGTACCAGTTAAAGTATTTCTAATACTATCTTTTTGTACTTCATACTCAACCATATTATGTTTATCTATTAAATCAGCCAGTAGTTTATGAACACTATCTTTAATGGTATTTTGTACTTCCCTAGTACATAAAATTCTAAGCTTTCCATTACGCCCCCTAAGTAATAAGGCTAAAGCTACAGAATGGCTTTTACCACTAGAACGCCCACCATACAAAATAATATAACGCCAAACAGGGTTAAATAATTCTTTAAAAGCTTTTAAGAACTTAATCTTGGTCTTGGTCGTTATCATTGCCAACAAACTCAACTAACGATATATTAATCTTTTCACCATTAGTAGTAACATCATTATAAGTTTGGCTTAACTTCTTTCTTTCATCATCATCAGAAATTAACTTATATAAAGCAACTTGTAAGGTAGCATTATCGCTTCTATACCATTTAGCCTTTAAACTATTTTTAGTTTTAACTCTATTTTTTTTAATCGCTTCTTTTATAGACTGTAATTCCTGTAGCTTATGGTTGTAATAAGTTTTTTCACTAATACCCAAATAAGCCCATACTTCTTTTTCAAAAGTTAGGTTATTTTCTTGTATAGCCTTTACAGCTTCTTTTTCTAATTCTTGTTTATTGTATCCCATAATAATAGCATTTTAACGCATTAAGCCTGTAAAGTTAATTTTACTAGGTTTCATTTTATATTTTTTAGCTATTTCTAAATTCTTTTCATTTATTTTATCTATTATTGGTTGTGCTTCAAGTTTAGCTTGTTTGTATGTAATAAGATTATTATTTAATGCTGTTCTTATGGCATTAATTTGTTGTATATTTTTGGCTGCTTGTTCCTTCATAATGTTTTAATTATAACATACGCTTTATATTAATTACAATGGCATTTTTATATAATATGTAGGACTTATAGTTTTCTTGATTTGTTTTACAAATTTATAATATTTATCAGCATTACAACTGCTTAATTGTATATATGCTCTGTTTTCTTCAGGGTAGGTGTGTAATGCCAAATGACTTTCTGCTAATAACCATATTTTTGTGAAACCTTGTGGGCTAAATTGATGTTCTAGTTCATCTAATACAATATGCTCTGATTTTATTAAATAACTATTAATAAGTTTATTAATTTGCTTATCGTTTTTTATTTGCACCCAAGCACTAAATTCAAATATTTGTGTATTCATAATCTTCTCTTATTTCATCAAATTCTTTTTTAATATTATTTATATCGCCTTTGTAAAATACTAATATGTTTTGGTGCATTCTGCCAATTTTTCGGTTTTTCATATATTTTCTAACCCTTTGCGGTAAAGTACCAATTGCATTTATTAAAATAATTTCATTGTAATATTTGTAACCAGCTTCTAGCATAATATTTATTGTATTGCTTACTAAATTTATATAATCGCCTTTTTTGCTTCGTACTTCGCTAACTACAATTACAGCAAATCTGTTAGGTTTTAATAGTTCAAAAGTTTGTTTCAATATTTTAGCGTAAACACTGTTAAATTCTTCCAACTCCATATTGCTTAAATCATTTTTTTTGTCGCTGTATGTTTCTAAATCAAAATAAGGTGGGCAGGTAAAAAATAAATCTTGGCTTTCTTTTTTAATATGTTTTGGTGCATTAATACCATCATCGCAAATATATTTTGCTTTTAAACCTTTTACCCTTAACTGGTTTAAGTTAGCCTGTTCTTCCCTAAGTTCTATGCCAGTAAAACTGTTACCCTTATAAGCACTTACATATCCAAATATGCTATCACCAGCAAAAGTATCAAAAACTTGTGCATTTTTAGGTGAAAACCATTTTATTATTAATTCACTCATCACAGGGTCTAAAATACTTACGCCATTATTAATGCCATTTAAGCCAACGCCTAAAGTGTTTTCTCTGCTCTCACCGTTATCTAATATTATATTTTGCCAAAATTGTTTTCTTTCTTGCCATTCTGCTTTTCTACTATCTAATATACTAAATGGTGGTATTAAAAAGTCTTTAGCTAACATACCTTTTGTTTCTTCTAATCCATTTTTAGTGTTTAAACCCGAGTAAGGTAAGTCGAGCCCCCATTTTTCTAATTCTTCTTCATTCCATTCATTGGCTAATAAATCCCAATCCCAATCACCACCACTAACATTATCTTTGATAATAAACTCTTTTTGTTTTTCTTCGCTCCAATCTACTATTTTAACTGGCAATTCTTTAATACCAGCTTCTTTTGCAGCTCTATAACGCATATTACCGCCCAAAATAATATGTTCTTTATTTAAAACTATTTCTCTAGCTTCTAACATTTCAGGAAATTCTTTAATACTAGTAACTAGCTTTTTAAAATTATCGTCTTTAATAGTTCTAGGGTTATCAGGGTTTGGCTTGATATCTTCTATTTTCATTTTCATATTGTTATATAGCTCCATTTATTATCTATTTTACTAAATTTAACCTGACAAACAGCTTCATCATCAGGGCTAATAATACCCCCTTTAATTTTATGTCCAACTTTTATATTCATATCAACATATTTAGGGCAATTTATACTCAAACACCAATTAACATCAGGACCATAGACTTCATTATTGTAACTAGCAAGCCCTTCAAGCCATTTTTCTTTTGTAGTTAATAAACAATACAACCCAGTTGCTAAAACAGGCTGTAGCCCCCCTAATTTAGGGTCTAGGCTAATTAATTCATCATCACTAATTCCAACCCAAGCACCCAAGCAATATATTCCGTGTCTGCCAACCTGTATACCACTAATAAACTCTAAATCGTGCAATAAACTCATTCCAAGTAGCTTTTCTAAGCAATCATCATCAACAACGCTATCGCCTTCTAATTGCCAAATATAATCGGCATTAGATTTTTCTACTACTTCTTTTAATCTATTCTGATTTTCAGCAATTCGTTTTCTTCTATTTTCTATACCCTTAACTGGCGTATAATCCATAACAATAGCCAATTCAGTAGGTTTAATTGTTTGTTTGCTTATTTGTTCTTTTATTAACTCATCATTCTCCACACAAGCAACAGCTAATATTTTCATAATAAGCCCCCTAAAGCTTCAATATATTTATCTCTTAATTTACCCCAGCTAATACTTTCGGCTATTTCATTGGCTTTTTCACTTTCTACTTTTAAATTTACACTTCTAAACCAATCTAGTTTTTCTATAAGTTTTAAAACATCAGTTTGGTAAATATCAATAACAGTTCTTGGCATAAATCTATCGACTACATAAGCTTCAACCAGCCATTCTTTAGGCAATATATTATTATTAGGTTCAATATCAGGCATTATTACAGGCAAACCACAGGCTAGAGCTTCATTTAAAGGCAAACAATTACCACCATATTTTCTAGGTAGTACCATAACATCACCATAACTATATAAAAGCTCTTGGCTATCTACTCCAGTATAAATAGTAGAATGTCGATATTCTCTAGCCAGCTTATTAGCAAAATCACTGTTTTGAGTTATCACCGTACCAGCAACATCAGCCTGTAAATATATTTCAGTTCCATTTCGGTCATTAATAGCAGGGTTGCCAGCTATATGAAAAAAGTTTCTAAGCTCATATCTATTAATATATTTTAGTTCATTTCTATCTACAGGGTGGTGTAATTGAATTACTTTAACCCCATTATTAAGCCCAAACTCTATACAATCATTTAAATGCCAAATAGACGGCATAATAAATAAATCAGGTAAAGCTAATTCAGGTTTAGCAATATGGTCAAAAAATTCCCAATTAATAACAGTAGCAGTTTTAACGCCTTTTTCCCTAGCTATATTATAAAAATCATAATTAAGTGGTGTTTCAGCAAATAAAATAACATCTAAATCATCACAAAAATCAAGCATAGTTCTTTCATCAGGGTAGCCAATACAATAATCTACATTTTTATCAGCGTACCAGTTCATTTTAGGCATTCCGTTATAAACAGTTAAATCACTTATTAGTATTTTATAAGGGTTTAAATTCTTAACATAAGATAATGTCTGGTAGCCCAAACCAGTGGGGGTATCAAAAGCCATTACGCCCAATCTCATAATATAACCCCATCATCAGAAGTAAATTTTAACTGTCCAGCTCTACCATCAGTGTGGTAACTTCTTTGTATACCGTTTTCAGGTGTATAAATCCAAAGCCTATGCTTAAACCAGCCAACTTGTTTATATTCGTAATAATCGTTTTGTACTTGAGCGTGAAAATAATCTTCTATAAAGCTTTTTTCAGGCATATCTTTTAAAACTACATCTCGATAATAAATAACACTAGAAAAATGAGGTCTTTGCGACCATTGTATAGTTTTAGTAAAGTTTTTTATTTCACCAACCATTAAATGATTATGCTCTACAGGTATAACATTTTCGTGGTGTAATCTAACTGTATTAGCACTACCATTCAATATAAATTGCTCTATTTTATCCACAGGTATAGATTTATCAGTTATTAAAGGGGCGTCGCTTTCCACATATAACAGTAAGGGTGTTTTAATATATTCAATAGTAGCCTTCATCATAGTGCTTTGATGGCTATGTTCATCAAAGATTAAGGGCAATACATTATTCCATTCGTGCAAGCACTTCCATAAAACCCTATCTTTAAATTCGTTATATTTATCCAGCCAATCAAGTTGTTCTTCTCTAATTCCATCAATCTGTAAAATTATTTCATTATCAGGCAAATGGTATCTAATAGAATTAATAGTTTCATCTAATATGCAAGTGTCAGGGTGGCTAATAATAGGGCTAGTAGGTATAACAACTGTAGTGTTCATTTTCTGCTATTTCTTTTTTTAGTAAAATCAGGGTTACTAGCCTTCTTTTTGCGTCGTTTAGCTCGGCTATAAAAAACAGTTAAATTAGCAACAACCTTTTTATCGTGTTCAGTATATTTTTTAGGGTCTAATAATTTAGGTTCGCTTTTTTCTTTCCAATAAGCCTGTTCTTCTTTGTAGTTCATTGTAATTGCTCCATTATTTTATAAGCTAAATCTCTTTTATATTTAATATACCAAGCAGTTATTTTATGGCGTAATTCTATTTGACTAGCAAAAGCTTCATTATAAACAGCCAGCAAACTAAACCAATCTGTTATTTTAGGAAAAGGTGTAATCTGCTTAAATAACCAATCCCAATAATTAGTAATAGTACCATCAGGGCTAACTTCATCAGCAATTGGTATCGCCATTCCTTCTAAAGCTTCAAACAGCCTAAAACTATCAGGCACAACAGCACCACTAGGGCAGGGCATAATAACAGTTCTCTGTATAAGGTCATAATAAATATCAGGCTCATAGCCCTTAGTAAAGCCGTCAGTATAATTAACTTCTTTATAATAATTAGCCATATCAGTATCTAAGGTATACTGCATATCTTTTCTGCGATTATGAGTAATCTGTCCACTAAAAAATAAATTTATATCTTTAGCTTTAAA